TACAAAAACTCTATGTTTGCCGTCTTGTACTGTTCCTGGAGTAGCATCTGCGTCTAATACTTCTTTATATCCTGTTTCTGCAAAACGTTCTAAGTCTTTTGCCGCCGCTAATCCATCAACTGTAAATGCAAGAACCATAATGTTCCTGTCATCACCCATTTTAGATTTATAATGGTCTACAGAAAAACGTTTGTTTACAACGCCTTCTAGATCTCCGGCTTGAAGTCCTTCGTTAAAGTGCATCTGCTGTATTTAGATTATCAGGCATGACATCTGATTCATCTTGGCTCTCAATATCGTCTTTACCATGTTTTAAATTACCAATTAATTCTTTTGGCATTTTAATATTAACGACCCAAATTTCATGTCCGTCTATCTTACCCTTTACTGTACCTGGTCTATAGTCTTCAGGTCCTTTAATTTCTCTTGGTTTGAATAACGTATCTTTTGCATATGTAACTTTACAACCTCTGTCTAGTAATCTTTTGCCACCAGATGGATCAGGCATTTTATCAGCAGGCCACATAAATGAACAAGTAACAAAATGTCTTGAATCATTAGGACCGCTTAATAGTTCACCTTCTTGCCAATTGGCGAAAACATACACATCTAACTCGTCTAATACCCTTTCAAAATCCTTTAAAATCGTTAAAGTAGGGCCTACGGCGTATAACGACTGTACATTTCTGATTATATCTAATACATCATGCATAATAGTACTATTTAGTGATTATTATATTACTTTGTAAACTCATTACCGCTTAATTTGTTGTATTCCGTTTGGTTGTGTATCGAATTTTTCTGGGCAGAGAGAACACTGATCGATTTTTTCCTGTAAAAATTTTCTCCAGTATTCCTCAGAAACTTTATCGATGTCCTTACATTCTATATATGGAAAACTGTTGATCAGAGCTCTTTGCTCGTCGTTTATTATGATGTCATTGCGTTGCCTTACTGCCACTGGCATACAATGACTTATAGGACATTTATGAAATCTGCCTCGAGCTATTGTTGGACATTTAGAATAACAAGCCTTCCATGCTAGGTCGGGATCGCTTTCGTACGGTTTTAGATTATAAGGATCATTTAAAGAATTCTGGAAAAAATATTCTATTAATTTTATTCTATGATTGATTCCGTTGTTTGATTGAAAATCAAACTTATTAAAGCTAGTAGGTGAATTATCAGGCCCAAAAACATCAGCATTTAATTTTTCTTTTAGGAATTTTATATCATCATCAAACAGTGATTTAAATTTTTTCAAAATACTCTTACGGAACTTTTTATTATGGATGCTGATCTCCAATGACACATTATTTTCTATAATAGCATTTTTTAGATTGGGTATTTTGTCTAATAATAGTCCATTAGTGATAATATTCATGTTCGAGTTAGGAAAAAAATTTCTTATGTCTTTTATTATTGTAATAATGTGGGGGTGTTGTAGGGGTTCTCCACCTATGATGTTTATCCATTTCACTTCAACAAAACGAGAAAATTTTTTGTAGTGTTCCTTGTTTTTATGCCAATCCTCGTGTCCTCTTAAACCTAGATTATTAAATCTATTACATCCTGAACATACTAAATTACAAGTTTCGGTTACATAAAACTCTACAAAATTGGTCTTAAGTGGCATATCATTATTTAATGAATTCGTCCATCGCCTTGGCGTACCACTGACGGTAGTGCTGTTCAATGCGTTCATAAGGTAGATTTTCTGTACCAGGAAGGGTATTTTTTAAAACTTCTTTATTAATTAAATCTAGTACTACATCGTACTCTAGTATTTTACCTGATCCTATTTTCTTTTTAGATAAGGTTATTAATTCGTCAAATTTTTTATCGGGTTTTAATTGGTAGTTGACGCAAAAATATCTTTTTTTATTGTGTTTACTGCCCATTGTCTAATCTTGCTAGTTTAATCATTACACTTGCTAGATTAATTTCTGGATCTGCAACAAATGAATGATCTACTAATCCTTGTTTGATTATTAATACTGCTTTGTCTTGTGCGTCTTCGTTTTTGCTTATTATTTCTAAATTGTCATACAGCCACCTGTATATTTCTTCGCATTCTTCAGGTCTTGCTTGAGCACATACTAACTTTCTTGCTTCTTGTATTTTGCCTTGTTTAAACAATTCAACCATTTGTAATCTATAATCCTGTTGTCCACTATCTCCTTTTGCTGGTGGTTGTAGTTTGCCATCTCTGCAATTTTGTTGTATCATATTAATACATTTTCTTAAGTCTGGATATGATGCTTTTACATAAGTGTCTAATGTTTCAATGTCTTGTTCTGTTTGTTCTGCAATTAATATTTCTGCCACCCTTGCTGTAAATTCTGTTTTGTCAATAGTTTCCATATGGAATCCTTGACATCTACTATGAAGTGCTGGAATAACTCTATTAGGATAATTGCAAGTTAAAATAAATCTTGCTGATGTATGATACATTTCCATTACACCACGTAATGCCGCTTGTCCATTTGGACTCATATAATCTGCTTCATCTAGTAATACATATTTGTATGCACCAAATGGCATAATTTGTACAAATGAATTAATTTTTTCTCTTACAATATCTACTGAATTTTCTCTTGAAGCATTTATTTCTAATACGTCATAACTGCTTACTTCTAATTCTGCAAATAAAACTTTTGCTAATGTAGTTTTACCTACACCCGGTGCACCACTTAATAATAAATGTGGAATTGCTTTATCATTAATCCAAGATTGTATTTGTTGTCGTTGTGCATCGTCACGAACAACATATTCTTTTAATGTTTTTGGTCTATATTTCTCTACCCAAAGCTCTTTCATTTTTACTCCATCTGTACCAGTTTGGTTTTTGTTTTATTCTTAATTGTATTCTTTCTCTTATAATTTCTAAATCTTTAGCAGACGGCATCCAGTCATTGAATAACTCATCTGGCCATTGTTCTCTTTTAAACTTACGTAAAGGATCAGGATTCATTCCTCTGTTTTTCATTTCTTTAATAAGTTTTAAATATCTATTATACAAGTATTTGCCCTTATTGTAAAAGAATTTTATGTGCCCTTTGTTAAGAGTAAATTCTTTTGGTAATGTTTCTTTTGTTTTATTCCAATTAGGTGATTTTAATGAACGTTGTAATGCAGGTCCTACCATAAAAATTTCTCTATATTCTGCAATTAAATGTTGATCGGATAGTTCGGTAATAGGCACTAAATTAATTCTAGTCATTTACTAATAATATACAAATTATGATTAATTGTCAATCTTTGTAAAATGCCCATTGTCCAATGATGTCACTGCACTTTAATTTGAACCCATATTCTCGATCAATATCTCGTAAAATTTTATTAGCCTTTGCCATACTTAAACCTATGTCTGCTGGAAGTGGTAATGCTTCAATTTCTTTTTCTTTTAATGCTTTTGCGGCTTGTACTCTGTGCCAACCATCTGTAAGCAAATAATATCCAGAATCTTTTATAGGTGTAACAAGAATTGGATCAAAAGGTTCATTTTGCTTTTTAAGTTTGTTAATCCAACCTCTTTTCTCTTTGTTCAATGGACGTTTTGCCCCCAAACCTAGTTCAGCCATAGTTACAAGTTTGTCTATTGGTACATAAGTTCTTTTTAATTTTATTTTTTTAGTCATTGCCCGGAAGTGATGTCATTTGTTGCATTCCGCCTGTGTTGACATATCCGGCTTGTTTTCTATTTTGTTCTGGTTCTGTATCCGATACAAGTAAGATATCATTTTCATCTATCATTCTTACTTCTAGTTCAACACCTTCTTTTACGACTTTAAATGCTCTCGACCATCTACCATGTGCTACCATTATCCATTGTCCTATTTTTACATCATCTTGATCTTTGCCAACTGCGTATACTTTTGCCCAACGTGGGTGTACTCCTCCTGATGTGCCGTCATCATCTGGAATAATTAATCCACCTGCAGTTTTAGTTTCACCAAAGTGCATATCAGATACTAATACTCTTTTTTTAAGTGGAGTGATGTCGTGATCAATAGTGTATTGCTTACCACCATGTGATCCAAATCCTTTTGCTTGTAGATCTTCTATTTGTCCCATATAGAAGTATTATATTAGATTTATTCTATTCCGTCAAGTGCCGCGTCAATACCTTTTTTAGGCGTAACCTTAGGTTTGGCTTGTCTCGGTGCTCTTGTTTGCGATGAAGGTGGAATTGGTTGCGGTTTTGGTTGAGGTGCTGGAGCAACTCTTCTAGCTGGTGTAGGTTTAGCTCTTGTTGGAGTATCGTCAACTTTACCACGTGGCTTTTCATAATATTTTGCAATTACTTTTTCTTTAGTAGTTGCAATTGATCCGCTTGGTCCTAAAATATCACCTCGAGCATTAACATTCATATTACCAACTGCTCTTACGTCTTCGTTAGCGCCTCTTAATTTTTCAATGTCGATCATACGACCTTGCATTGTTCTATACATTCTTTTTCTTGTAGGTCTTGCTACCATAATATGCTCCTATTTGCTATTACTTATCATCTTAAAAATTCAGTAATATTTAAATTATATTGTAATGGGTTAATTTTATGTACACCAATTAAAAACAAACATAAACTTGCTACACTACTACCTCTGCCTACTCCCCATACGATATTGTTTGCTCTTAGTGTGTCTACAAAGTAAATTAAAAATTGTAATACCTTAATAAATTTTTTCTCTTCAAACAGTTTATATTCTAGTTCTACTCTATCTCGTTCTTCTTGTGTTTGACACTTGTCTAACAAATATTTTTTAACATCTATTTGGTAATATTTTTCTGGCATATACCAATTTTTAATATTTTTTTGATCAAACTCTATCAAATTTTCTCTTTTTGGTACTGTTTTTATATTTGGTAAATCTAAATTAGTTTCTTTGATACTATTATTATATTTTTCAATATCATCAAAAAATAATTTTGAAATATCAAATTCTGGATTGCTATAAAGAATGTCTATTGCATCTTGTTCGTTAAAAATGCAATCACCTGTCTCATTTATTTTTGTCTTTGCCACCATCTAAAACCTTTGGATTGAATTCAAATATTTTAGCATGGTCTTGGTGCTTTTTGTCAACAATTTTTTTATTGTTCCAACTAAAGTGTCCTGTGTAAATGCCTTTATCAAATTCCCTATCATATGTTGCCGTGTCTGCCCTTAACCACCATGGATCAAATTTACTGTATTTCTCTGAAAACCATTTTGGTACGTCTAATAATAACAGTTCTTTGCTATCTTTGTCAACAAAATATGTTATACCATCACCTTGCCAACTGCTTAATTCTAATTTGCTAACAGTAATTACCGAGTCTAATACAGAGTTTGCTTTGCAAAAACATACTGCGGCCATTATTTGATCATATGGTGGTTTTGGTAATTCAATAAATCTATTGTTTGAAGATTTTTTTAATGTATGGTAAAGAGGTTCGTCTCTCCATGTAGTAATTGTATTTGCAAAAATCATTTCAAAAAGACTTTTTAATCTTTCAAAATATTCCGTTTGTTCTTTTAAGTTTGCTGTATGAGGTGTAATATGAATATTAACATTGTATTCGTTAGAAAATAATTCGCCGTCTACAATTATTATTGATTTAAATTTTGTCTTCCATGAAAAACTATTTGACATTAAACATACTTACTATTCAATATTAATTAGGTCACCTAAATCTGGTTCACCTCTGGCTTTTTTATAATTTTTGTGCCATTCTTCTAATCGTCTTTGTTTAATTGCATCTTGGTAAGTTAATAATGCTTTTTGTAAGTTCATTAGCATTTCAGGATTTCTTCCTCTTCTTGCAATACCAACTTTTCTAGTAAGTTCTCTAATTCTTTTTGATATGTCCTCGTCAGACATATTTGCTATTTCTTCTTGTAATGGATGGTAGTACATTACCCCCTCCTATTAGATATAGTTGTTACCTAATTGATGCATTAAAATTGTTACACCAGCATCTGGAGTCATAAACTCGTATAGGTATCTGCCTGATGTTGGAGCAGTAATTGTATCAGATGATCCGTCACCTCCTGTTACACCACCTGAGACTATCACAGCAGATGGAATTGTAATCGTATGTGCTGTTGAGGCATAGGTAATATCAAGTATAATTCTTCCTAGTGTTGCAGTTGCAGGCCAATTACTAAATGACAAGGTAATTGCGGCGTTTGATGTTATAGTTTGGTAATGTCCATTTTCGTGATTTAATGTAATTGCTCCACCAGTAGTACCATGTGCAAATACAGTTTCTGATGTGTCTTTAAATTTTGCTCTAGTAATTAGGTTATCTGAAAAATCGCTACTACCATCTAAACTTGCCTTATTGGCTTGTAGGGCATCTATCTCATCTTTAGCATCAGTTAAACTGTTTTTAATAGCATTAAAATTGTCTCTAAAACCTTGTGAGCTATTATCTTGTCCTGCTTTAGGAAAAGTAGCGTCTATATTTGATGGTGCTATATTACTTGGCATTTATTAAATTCCTTTGTTTCTAAATACTAGATATTTATCAGCACCTCTGGCCACTCTAATTATTGTGCCTGAATCTGGTGCGTTGGTAAATTTTACCGTAGTTTTTTTGTTAGATGTGTCGTGTGTTAACGTAATTTCATACTCATGATCAGCTGATCTTAGTTGCGAATCCGCTGTAAGGTATGAAGGATCAATGTCATTATCAGCAGTTACACTATCACCAACATATACAACAACATCTCCTTTTTTTACCAAAATATCTTCTTCGTGTACAATTTCGTCTAATTCAAATTCAGTAGTAGAACCATCTGCTGTAAATGTTGCAGGTGTAATTTTACTATTACTAATTTGATATCTATCGATAGTAAATTGTATATTTTTAAATTTTAAATTTTTATCTTCGATTCTTTTCTTAACCAAAGCAGATGTACCCGGTAGACAATAACAAATTGGTACAGCCATTACAAATCCCAACGGTGCTTTACCGTCTGATTGTATTGATCTCATCCATAATGGTAAATGTGTCCATTCTTTATGTCCTAATTCTTTCATTCTACTTCTCATATTTGCTATTGCATTAGGATATAAAGTTGCTACAAAACCTAAGTCTGCAGACAGTTGATTTGCAAATCTAACTTTAGAACCTGAAGTACTAAATGAGAGCCCATCATAAGTGGTTACATTATATTCATCCATATCAGCAGTTAAATTTGTTGTGCCTGCTCTTGGTCCTAAAATTGATTTAGTTACTTCTGTTCTTAAATTAAACGAAGAACTTATTGCTGTTCCAGAATTATTAACAAGAACATCTTTCATTTCGATATAAACTACTTCGTATTTTATTTCGCCGTCTTCTTTGGCTATTGCAGTTTTAATATCACCAAAGTATAAAGTTCTTGGTGCATGGTTTTGTTCCATTTGTTGTTGGAATGTTGTTAAAGTTTGTGCTTGTAATCCTGCTAACATTAACATCTCAGGATTTATTTTCATACCAAAGTTTGAATCTTCTCCTCTGTAAATATAATCTTGAGAATTTATATTAGAATCTTGTGCTATTTCATAAAATATATTTTGATCAATTAATGCTGTTGAATGACCAATCATGTTTCCATATTCAATAGTTGTAAGTGGTATATCAATTGTTAGTGTAAATTCTTTTGATGCCGCTGTCTCTTGATATTGGTCACGTACTGTAACTGTAAATGTATATGATCTAGTTGAATCAGTAAAGTTACCTGGTTCAATAGTTCCCATTAGATATCCTGTTTTAGATAAAGTTATACCTGTTGGTAATGATCCAGATGTAACTGAATAAGTTAATACTCTGTCTGTATTATCAGCTACTGCATTTATTGAAAGCATACTAGGAATATGTGCTGTTAATGTTCCTAAATTTGTTGGTGATGTAAATGCAATACCAATGTCAGTTTCACCAATAACTTTCATTGTAAAAGTTTGATCAGAGTAAACATTTACAACTGTTGGAGATGTTTGTATTACTCTATTTGCTCTTATTGTAAATGTGTAATCAGTTTCGATAGCCGATTGTCTTGCTAGTGTTCCATATATTTCTCCAGAATTAACATTAATTGATAAACCTGAAGGCATAGAACCTGATTGAATTGAATATTCTAAATCTGCTTGTAAAGGATCAAAGTCCTCAACATCAATTTTTATAACAACCTTATTGTCGTGTCTAAACGTTCCTAAGTCTGATGCAGTTTTAAATACTGGTCTTCTACTTGAGCTCAAATCCATAGTTAACGGTGAACCATCAACAATGGTCATATCTATTGTTATTTGTGTATTAGATACTTTCCAATAATCTGCAGAATAAACAAATATTGAATTATTTTGTTCAATCCAACTTGTACCGTCTGAAACTCTTGTTATAAAATCAAAGTTTTTGTTAATACTTCTTGTAATAAGTGTTTTGTCGTATACAACGTCGTCATATGCTTCTTCGTTGTTGTCAAATCCGCCACGTGATTTTGCAAATATATCTTCAGTTAGTTGTACTACACCTGAAACTAAACCTGTACTTGACATAGTAACTCCTGGTGGTAGTTCACCACTAACTAATTCATAAACTAATACTTGTCCTGCTCTTGTGTCTGCATCTGTTGCCGCTAGTTGAACATTTATAGATGCACCATCTAATATCCAATAAAGTCCAACTCTTGTGGAATCTTCCATTTTAAGTTGTCCAGAAGCGGTTGTAAATGTTGGAGTATCTGCACCTGATACATCAAGATAAAATGTTCTGTCTGTAATTTTTGTTCCAGCCGTGGCACGTACGACGAAGGTATATCTAGTTCTTTTCGAGACCTCGGCTGGAATTCCTGTCAGTAAGCCTGTTGAAGTAAGTTCCATTCCTGAAGGTAGGCTTCCTGCGATTACGGAGTAAGTGAGAGCCGTAGAATCGGCCGTATTCGCTTCTAATTGTAGCGAATATGCTACTTGCTCGTCTATTGACGCAAGTTTACCTGCTGTGGTTGTCCACACTGGTGTCGACATTAAAACTTACTCCTTCGTCAGTATTTATTGAGTTTTAGTATCTATTATTCTGCGTACGATGCCAGTGTTCTAGGTGTTGCTTAATATTTTCACGTGTGACAGGGTCTCTTTCACGTTTAAGTGCTTCTTGTAATCTAGCAATTTCTGATCGTGGAGATCGGTGCCTTTTATTATTATAATGTTTTCTCATATTGTCTTATGTTAAGACTTTTTGTTATGATACGTACTATTAATGTGTGTTTATGTACTGTTTTCCAGTAATATTTTCTATATCTTTAATTAATTCTTCCATATCAACTCTTACAATTTTTCCAGTTTTGATATTTTTAGAATAATATTCCCAATTACCTTTTTCGTTGTGCGGAGATATCTTAGTTACGTTTCCTGCTTCATCTCTAACAAAAACTTCAGCACTACCACTATCTGCTTTTGCGTAAATGTGTGCAGAATCAGTTTCACCTGTAGCATCACCAGATTGTTCAACAAGATTTATGTGTGCGTCAACTTTAAAATCACCAGTACCGTTTGGAGTAACAGATATATCACCGTTTGTTACCGTTCCAGTAATAGTTGATGCTGTTGACGAAAATTCAGTAACTCCAATTTTAACATTTCCAGTACCTTGTGAAGTAATTTCTAAGGTTGAGTTTGAAGTATCGTTTTGAATTTTATCTGCTCTTAAAGTAACAAACTCACCTAATGTTGCATGGAATTCTGTTGCTTGTCCAATTCCACCAAGTATAACGTTAGATCCAGATGCCGGTGTAAGTGTAATACCACCAGATGTTGCTGAAAGTACGTTTCCATCTAATCTTAAGTTGTCAACATTTAATTGTCCTGTTGTAGTTTGTGTTCCTGTGTGAGTTACATCTGAACTTAAAACAACAACACCAGTTCCAGCCGGATTAATATTAATGTCACCGTTTGTATCTGTTGTAATTGTTCCGTCTGCTGTGATGTTTAAGTCACCAACATTAACTGAACCTGCCGTTAATGCTCCTGAAATTGTTGTAGCACCTGTTGTTGAAACGTCTGCTGTGGTTAATGTTCCAGTAACGTTTAATGTTTCTGCTATTGTTACCGCAGTTGAATCACTTGAGTCTAATGTTGTACCATTTACTCTTAATGCACTGATTACTACGTCACCAGTTCCACTTGGTTGGATTGAAATATCTGCGTTAGAACCGTTTGATGAAATTGAATTTGTTGTTAATGATCCTGTTGTAGTACTGCCAAGCACTGTTGCTCCACCACTTAAAGTAGTTGCACCAGTTACTGCCAAGGTTGTACTGAAACTACCTGATGTTCCTGTTAAAGCACCTGTAATATCAACTGCTTCTGCTATTGTAACAGAAGTTGAATCACTTGAATCTAATGTTGTGCCATTTACTCTTAAAGCACTGATAACAACATCACCAGTACCACCTGGTTGAATGCTAATATCACTGTTTGATGGTGAACTAATTGCATTATCATTAAAAGTTAAATTTTCAACAATAACACCACCTGTAGCATTTCCAGTTATTGTAACTGAACCGTTAGTTGTGTTTGTTGTAATTGTTGTTCCATCAATTTGTATATTGTCCGCTTCAAATACACCAGTAACTTTTGTTTGGTCACCTGATGTATTTCCTAAATTAATGTTTCCGTTAGCAAAAATATTTCCTGTTGCTGTTATATCGCCTTCTGCTGTAATATTACCTGTTACGTTAAGGCCTTCGTTAATATTAACGATAGAAGAATCATCAGCACTAATCGATGTACCACCAAATCTTAAACCACTTGCTGTAACTCCTCCTGTTCCTGATCCTGATAAAACAAGATCTGCGTTTGAGGCATTAGCAGTTATTTGGTTTCCTGTAATTGTAACCTGTTTTCCAAAAGGTGATGATGTGTATAATTCTGTAAAATTTGAATTAATCTTATTAAATGCTGTTCTTAACGGATCACCTGTACCGTCATTAGCTGTTGTTCCTATACTAATAGTTTGTTGTGCCATAGTTTGTTATCCCTTATATGATTATTTATTTAATATTCTACAAACCGAATGTAAATTTTATACGTCTATTGCTGTTCTTTGAAATTTGAATACGTGGCTATTGTTATTTGGACAAGTTACTAATACTCTCACATCAGAACCGTTAATATCTGCTGTAAATACCACCGGTGTACGTAAAGTTGATCCGTCATCTGCTGTATCATAACTGGTAACTGAACCAAATGTAGTAATATAAGCATTTGTTCCGTCGTGTGTAACATTAGCTTCAACCATTTCGTATCTAGTATTTGATGCATCTACAACTGATATAAAATATTTGCAACTTCTATAAGTTGATTTAGCAAAAGTATTCATTACTGACGTTGATGAACTAGAAACAGTAGTTGTTGCATCTGCTATATCTGAATAGTTTAGAGTGGCTCCTGCCGCTCCCCAGGATAATGCACCAGCACCATCTGTTTTTAAGAATTCTCCATTTGATCCATCTGAAGTTGGGAAAGTAAAACCACTTATTGTTACTCCACCACTACCACTTCCTGTTAATTCAAGATTGGCATTTGAAGCATTTGTTGAAACTGTATTATCTGTAATAGTAACTCCGTCAATAGTTACAGAAGTGTTTGCTGTTATTGTTGTAAATGTACCTGCCGCTGGTGTTGTACCACCAATTACTGTACCATCAATAGCACCGCCACCTATATCAACATCGTCAATCACAACATTACCTGAACCATTTCCAGATAATATTAAATGAGCATTTGAGGCATTAGTTGTAATTGTATTGTCTTTGATTCTTACATAGTCAACATCTAGTTGTCCTGTTATAGTTTCTGTTCCTGTTATACCAACGTTTCCAACAGTTGTAATTGCCGCTGTTGTTAACCCTGACGTTACTTCAACTGTTCCAGAACCACTTCCTGATAATTGTAAATTAGAATTTGATGCTGTTGTTTTAATAATGTTGTCTGTTATATTGATATTACTATCAATAGTTAAATTTGTAAGAACTACTGCACCCGTTCCACCTGGCTCTAAACGTATATCAGCATTTGAAGATGAAGCAATTATGTTATCGTTAAATGTTAAATTATCAATGGTTACGGTACCACTCAATGCGGCAGTACCACTGGCAGTTATATTTGCCAGAGTAGTATTTCCTGTCACATCTAAAGTTGACTCCAAAGTAACAGCACTCTTGAAAAGTGCAGTGCCTTCTATTGTCGTTGTGCCGTCAACAATCAGATTATCATTGACATTAATAGTAGATGAATCATCTGAACTTAAACTTGTTCCGTTAATTTTTATTGCACCAAATATAACTGATCCCGTTCCTTGAGGTACTAAATTAATATTTTCGTTTGATCTAATACCTTCAATATTGTTACCATTAAATCTTAATGCTGGTGTTGAAACCGAACCTGAACCTGCAGGATTGAAAATTAAATCGTCATCACTTCGTATCGCTTTTATTTCGTTTCCAGATATTAATATAGCATCAGAAGAAATACCAGGAGATGTATATATTTCAGTGAAGTTTTCATTCACTTTAATCATTGCATCACGAAGTTTATCACCTGTCCCGTCGTTTGCGTTAGTACCTATGTTTAACGTTTGTTTTGCCATGTTAGTTTTTAACTACCTTTCGTACCACAGTTACCGTGTGTGTATTAGTATTACTTATCGTTCCTCTTAAACGGACATTTCCGCTGTCTATATCTGCTGAAAATTCTACCATATCACCTGTATGGTTTGTAATTCTTCCAAACACTGATAGATAAACAGTAGTTCCATCATGAGTAACAGTAACATCACAAGTTTCGTATAAACCTAAAGATCCGCTGGCAGGATCACTAATAGAAATTGTATATTTTGCACCTCTGTATGTGGTTGCTGACCAACTGTCTAGTGTTGCAATTGAACTTGGGTTACCTGCCGCTCTTCCTAATACAATTCTATAAGCATTAACAGTAGTATCTGTATTTTCTTGAGTATTTTCCGCTCTTAATTCTACATTGGAGCCATTAATAGCTGTTGTAAAATTCATCAACATTGTTGTGGTTGAATGTGTGCTTATGTTTGCACCATCTTTTAGCATATATACATCATCACCGTCGGTTGTCAACATTAATTCTGCAATTTGAGATTCAGAAGCGGCATTTTTTCCAACAACAACATAGTTTGCTAATTGGTGAGTTCCGTGTGCAAAGGTATCTATTACATCATAAGAATAAGCATCACCACGTAACATATGTATTCTGTATGCATTGACAGTTGTGCTACCGCCTGCAGTTGATGCCGCACTAATAGTAACTGTGTTTGATCCATCATGAGCCGCTGACAGTGTAAGCATTGGTGTTGATTTACTTGAAACATGGTTTGCGTGAGACAAGAAAGCAGTTGTACCATTTGTTAAAACAGTTGCTTCTTGTATTTCTGCTGAGCCTTCACTAGCATTATATCCAATGATCACATAATGAGCACCTGTATAAGTTGAATCTATAAAAGTATCTATTGCTGTTGCAGAACTTGATACTGTTACTGCTCCAACAACTTTTGTGTCAGTTCCAGTTGAATCAGATTCACTGTCTCCTAATAAAATTCTATACCATCTAACTTTAACGTCAGGTATATTACCTGCACATCTTATTCTAACATCACTTCCACTAATATCTGCTGTTAAAGTTACCAAAGATACGTGTGAAAAATGTTCATTGAAATCATTTATATAAGCAGTTGTGCCATCATGGACAACTAAACATTCTATATTACTAGTATAACCAGTTACAGTTTCTTTTGCAGAAATATAATATTTTGCTCCTCGGTATGTTCCTTTTGCCCAAGTATCTAAATTATCTGTTTGTCCAGTAGGAGCCTTCATGTGAATTCTGTATGCGTTTACTTTGGTTGAACCACCTGAAGTAGATGCCGCTGATAATGTTACAGTTGAAGAACCGTCATGTGCCGCTGTAAGATCCAATTGGTTTGTACCTTTAGTGCTGACATAAGGACCAGAAGAAACAAAAGCAGTTGTGCCATTTGTTATGACATTGGCCTCTTGTATTGATGCCGCTCCTTCACTGGCATTATATCCAATGATCACATAATGGGCACCATCTATGTCTGTGTCCACATAGGTGTCTATCGCCGTTGCCGCACTTGATACTGTTACATCACCAATTACATTTACATTGGTTCCGCCAGTTATATCAGTTTCAGCATCTGCTAAAATTATTTTATAGAAAGTAATTCTTGTATTGTCCTGTGCTACCGCACATCTCAATCTTACATTGCCACCACTGATGTCTGCAGTTAGATCTCCATTAATTAGACTTGCACTGCCGCTGAAGTGTTCGTTGTATTGATTAATGAATGCATCGGTTCCGTTATGCACAACCAAACACTCTACGTTGCTGACTTCATTACTGTCTAGGTTGTTCAGTGATATAAAGTATTTCGCTCCTCTGAATGAACTTGCCGCAAAACTATCAACTGTTGCTGTAGAACTTTCAGGTGCTTTTAATCTTACAGCATAAGCCTGCACCGTTGTTGCTCCAGATGTTGAAGCGGCTTTGACACTTACAACGCCTGATGATATAGTAGCAGAGATTGTTAATAGTTCTATTTCACCAGTTTTGGTAGTAATACTAGGCCCATGTGATACAAAAACTCCTGTGCCATCTGTAACCACACTGGCTTCACATATGTAATTTTCATTAGTACCTCCTTGACCAGTTATCACATAATGAACTGCATCGGTATCACTTGATTGGAAAGTGTCAAACGTTGTGGCCGCACTTGACGTTATAACGTTTCCTATCACTTTTCTTGTGCTGTCAGTGGTTGCTTCATCTGATTCTGAGTCACCAAACGCAACTATTCTATTCACAATAACTTTTGTGCTACCACCTGATGTGGCAGAACCTCGCAACCTGACACTAGTACCACTTATGTCTGCAGTCAAAGTAATAAGACTGTTGTTACCTGAGAAGTGTTCATTATATGTAGAGATGAATGCATCGGTGTTGT